CTTGTTATTGGCAAAGGAGTCGGCGTCTACTTCCTGCAGCTTTTCGGCCAGCACTCCGGCATAGGCGGCGGATTCCTTGTAGTGGAGGGCGACGTCTTTCGGCCCCTGCATCTGGGTGAGCTGCCCGGCGATCTGGATGTTAGAGACCTGGAACTCATCTACAAGATCCAGACCTTTTTTAATTACAGCACCGGCTGCCACGAACGGCGCGGAGATCAGACCGGCGGCCATAGTGAGGTTCATGACCCGCATCGTGACGGACATGATACCCATTTCCAGTTCACTCATTCCCATATAGGCGGTTCTGGCGTGGGCGTGCATGCTCCCGGCCATGCGGCCGGAGGCGGCTTCCGCGGCCCCCAAGCTCCCCGCCATTCTGTTGGTGGCGGCGCCGACATCTTCCATGCCGGTGGTCATCTTGCCGGTGGCTGTCTTGGTGGTAGTAGCGGTGCGCTCCACGGCGGAGTCGACACGTTCGAGGCCGGTCACTACGACCTTGTCGCCTTCGATCTCCATCTGCAGTTTTAATTTCGCCAGACTTGCCATTTAAACACCGGTTAAACAATCAGTTAAGGTTGAGGTGAATCTTCCTTCTTACACTGCCGGGTCAGCCATGCCTGATCCAGCTGAAGGATGATATCGATTTCCCAGGGCTGGGGAGCCGGCCGGATCCTCATATTGAATCGCCATGCCCTGATCTCCTGATGCGTCAAAGGCGCCGGGCCGAACCCGGCGCCCCTGGTTAACTGCAACTGCTGCCACCAACCCCAAAGCTTGCTGCCGGCGGGGTGAATCTTCGGTTCCTTGTCCAGCGCCGTTTTTTTCCCCAGGCGCTTCAGAACCAGCAGATGGTCCCGCCTGGTGCAGCCATCTTCGCCGGGCTTGTCGTATTCGGCCCGGAACTCCTGGACGGCCAGCAGGTTGGCGGCTATTTGCCGCCGGCACCGGGCAAAAAATTGGCGCGGTTCCTGCTGAATGCGAAGACTGGCTCATAGACGAACTTCATTTTTTCTTCAAAGACCCGCTTGGCCAGTTTCTCGCCGGCCGGGAGCCATTCCCCCTCTCCGATTTCGATCTTCGCCTGGGTAGTCTTCTTTCCGTCGAGCATTTCGGTGCGGACGGCGATCACTTGAAGAGCAAACCTCCCCTGGAGAAAGTCAAGCTTCTGATCGGCAGTACGGTCTACGATCCCGTTCTCTTCGATGAACTGTTCATTGGTCGCATCGATATACTCCTGCACCACCGGGGCGTCGTCACCCAGGATTGTGAAGAATATCTTGCGGTCGGTCATGCCGGCGATGTTCAGGCGGAATTCCTTGCCGGCGACGGCGGAGTTATACGGGTTCAGTTTCACTAATGACATTGTTGTCTCCCTTTTAAATGGTGGTTAAAAAACGATTAAAAGGGCGAGGCATGCCTCGCCCCTGCATTCAGCTCTTTCAAGATGCTACGGTCCCGGCTGGGTGTTCTTCAGCGTGATCTGCAGCGCTGCACCCTGGGCGTTGTTGTCGTAGTAGCCGGTGATTGGAAGTTTTACCGTCACCCCGCCGTCGCCATCGATGGTGGGAGTATTGCGGCCGAACATCAACTCGCAGAGGAGTATCTCCAGCTGCTCATTGCCGGCGGTACCGGCTCCGGAGCCAAGGGTGAACGTGACCTTCAGGGCGGTCTCGGTGCCGTTGATCGCCTTGGTGTACAGCGTCATGCTGTCGAACTGCACATTAAGGGTGCCGGAGAGCTTGAGCTTCTTGGCCGGCATGGAGGTACGCTTGCCGGCGCTACCGACGGTGTAGCCGGCTTCAGTATCGGGGTTGTTCTCCAGATTGATATCCAGGCCGGTGACGGTGGCCAGGGTGTTGTTGGCACCACCGGCATCCTCGATGATCGAGGCAATCTGGAAACCGGTGAAGGAGACCTTGGTGAGATCCGTAGCCGTAGTGTCGAACGAAGTAGTCGAGGGGGTCTCATTAGACCCTACGAAGTTAAAGGACAGTTTCTGTATTCCCTTGGGGGTGATCCCGAGGGACATTCCGCCCACCTTGAGCCCGTTGAAGAGAAAAAACTCCGGAACATCAGGAAAGCCGGTCTCGCCCACGAACGACGGCAGCATTCCTCCGGATCTCATCTCGTGCACGTAGGAGGTGGCCGGGGCAGTAACCTTCTTGAGCGTGCCGGCGCCGATGGTGAACGCGCCCGATACTCCCAGCGGGATCCGGCAAATGAAATTGCCGGCATCAACCACCTTCATAACCCGTAGGTAGGTGTTATTGAGTGCGGTAGGTGCGGTGATCCCCGCGACCTGGATGACGGCACCCACTGCCAGGCCGTGCGCGGCCGAGGCGATGGTGATGATCTGGAGGAACGGGTTGATGACTGCCGTAGGTGCGGCGAGGGCCGCGCCCACAGTTTCACCGGTACCGGTCATAGTGGTCTTGATGCTGCCGGTGAGACCGTAGTAGAGCATGCCCAGGTATGCCTGGAGCTCGGTGGTCAGCGGTCCCTTGACATCGATGTTGCCGAGGCCCGGCTTGGTCGGATTGCGTGTGCCGGAGATAATATCCGATTCTTCCAGCCCCTGGTCGCCCTGGATGCCGACGGTGCTGAAATAGACCTTGATCAGATCCGGAGTGCCGGGACTGACGCCATATACTTCCTCATACTGCAGGCCGAAAAGGCCGAATGCTCCCTGTCCCTGTGGCATTTAGCCCTCCTGCCCGGTCGGTGCGGAAAGCTCCACCCGCCGTTTGTCAATGGCCGACAGCACCTTGTTCCGGGTTTCCCCTTCGGCAATACTGTCCAGCTCGATGGTGGTTGCGGCCGCCGCGATCGCGGTGAGCTGCTCTTCGATGGTCGGAGGCGGTGGCGGCCCCTCGATGAAGAAGAGCGTCGTTTTCGCCAGCAGCTGATTGGCTACTGCGTCGTCTTCCACGGTTTCGGGCTTCCGCTTGGTGAACTGGCCGGCTTCGCCCATGTTCACGACATCGGGACCGCCGCCCATGTAGGTGACTATTTTCATAACTTATCTCCCGTTTTCTAAACTGAATTTTATGCCGTAGGCGGACTTGCCGCCGTCGGCTCCCAAAAACTGTGCAGATGCCGGCCAGAGATACCCAAAGCCGGTATTGAGTCGGGTAAGCCCGGCGGGCGCGGCAGCGATCAGCGCTTCGATCAGTACCAGGCTTTCCACCAGGCCGGTCTTGCGGTCGCGAAGGCTCTCGCTGATGATCACGATCGACCAGGTCGTTTCCGACGGAGCGGCCGTGGCGCCGATGGTGGCCGGCGGGTCGAAATCGGCGCCACTCATCAGAACGTGCGCCGACGGCAACTTCTGCACCTTGTCGAGCAGCTCCTTGACATCCCCCATCCAGGCGTCCACGGTCTTGAAGTTCGGGATTGCCGCCAGGGCGATCAGGATGTTTTCTAGTGGGGTGGTGAACATCAACAGGGCTCCTTAATACCGGTCCAGGACGTCTTTGGAAAACATGGCGGCGCCGGCCGAGACGAGCAGAGTTTCCGACGGCGTTTCGGCGGCCGCTGTTTCCAGTTCGGCGGCGCCGAGCTTGACGTCGCCTTTCTGAATCGCCTGCAGAGTCTTGACTGCAGCTGCGTAACGTTCACCGATGGTTTTCGGCATCTCGAATGTCGGCTTGAGACTGTAAAAATCATAGGCATAGATATCAAGAGCCAGCTTCGGGATCAGGTCCGGTACCGGATCAAGCGGCAGCTTCAGCTTGCCGCGCAGAAAGCCGTCGATGAAGGCATCGCCGTCGGCGATAACGCCGGCAGCGGTCTCTTCATCGATGACGCCGAGATTGTTATCATCCGTCAGCGAAATCAGTGTCGCTTCGGAAACTCTCAGCTTCTTGACCTTGTCGAGGGTGTTGTAAGGCATATTATTGCTGCCGCCGGATACAGGTAGAAAAGGTTCGTTTTTTGGGCGACGAGTAGACCTTCTGCACGGCACGTTTGTAAGTGCTGCCTCCGCTATTCGTCATTCTGAAGGTGTGCCCTATAGCCATCATGACACCGTCCACCTCATACATGACCATGGCGTCCCGCGGGTTTGCCAGCTGGGTGGCGGCAGAGCTGTAAATGGTAAACACATCGGTCTCGTAAGCGTGGTAACCGTCGATTGAGCTGTATTGCCCCTGGATAGCCCCTTTGGTGGCAGCCGTAGTGACGCAGCCCGACTTCAACTTTGCCGGGGCGATGGCGGTGACGTTCTGGATGGGGACATGGGGACTTGACGAATCGTAGAGCATCTTGCTGCCAGCCATGGCGGCGGTGGCCATGGATAAGACGAGCAAGACAGACAGGGAAAGAATGCGGCATTTCATAGAGGTTCCTCCTGAAGGGGCGGGTGATCCCCGCCCCTTGGGTTTTGTGGTTTTACTCGGCCGGTTCGGTCAGTTCCGCCCGGCGTTTTTCGATGGCTTCCAGGATTGCAGGACGGGTTTCGCTTTCGGCCAAGGTTTCGAGATCGGCAGGATTCTGGGTGTTGGCCACGATACCGAGGTCAATCACTTCGAGTTCCTTCTCGCGCTTGATGATCGCGTTGATGACTCCTTGGCGTTCATCTGTCCTGAACTTGGCAAGGTCGGCGAAGAGAGCGGCAGCGATCAGTTTGCTGGTCTCGGTTACGTTGAGCGGAGTATTGCCGCCTGCAGCTGCCCCTTCGCCGGTCGCTCCCTTGACGACGCCGAGATCGATCAGCCTTTTGGCTTCTTTCTCGTCATCCAGGTTGAACTGGTCTCCCGGATAGAAGGGCTCTTTGCGCAGCTTGGTTTCTACATGATAGCCTGGTTGGACTTCAACTTTCACTAGTCACCTCCCCTTAGCAGACGGTCGCGAAGATAATGCACTCGGGCTGGAAGAGGACCGGCAGCGGACGGGACTCAACTTTAACCCAGCGCCCGGACGGATCTTCCTCTTCCCAGGACTTGGAAAAGAAGATATTCGGATCCTTGCCGGTGCCGACTCCGGCGTCATCTTTCAGGTCGACGGTAGGCGCGTACAGCTCGGCGGCCGTATCCGGGCCGATCCCGATCAGGATGAAGGCGTTGGCCGGGACCATATCGACGATGTTACCGTCTTTATCCCGATAGCTGCCGAAGATCTCGTCGATCTGGATGCTGGCGAGATAGGCGATGCGACCCTCTTCGGCGATCTGCTTGCCGGCGGCATACTTCAGTTTGTCGCCGATTGCCTCGTTGCCGATCAGGGCATCCATGGCGTCGGAACCGCAGATAGCGACAAACTTGTCGACGGCGACGCGCTGGCCGATGTATTTCTTACAGGCGCGGAGGTTGACAAGAGGATCCACTCCGCCTTCGTTCCATTTCGAGCCGGCAGCCAGAACCGGCTTCTGTCCGGCCGGGAAGTTGTAATCGACAATGACGGCGCCGCTCTCGTCGACCACCTGGCCGGAGAGGCACTTGACTGCCATGAACTCGCGAGTCCGGTCAACGTCGCCGCGCATATCGGACTGCTCGTCGGCAACTTTTTCTTTCATCAATTCCACACCCATTTCGCCGGCTTTACGGGCAGCATCGAGCTTATCAGCGCCGATAAAGCGTTTTTCGGCGAACCGGGGAGCCTCGCAGGTAACGGTTTTACGCTTGACGCCGTTGGTAACCTGGGCGGCGTCGGAGACGCGGAGGTTTTTCAATACTCGTTCATTGGACGCCTTAATGTCCCAGGCGAACAGGCTGGAGAGCTGGCCTTTCTTGCGGCTGAAAACCAGGTCGAGAACGCGGGTGGTGAACGGCCGCATCTTGTTGATGGCGATCGTCAGGACGCGGGTCTTGAAGATCTGGTCGAGGGAGACGGTGCCGGCCAGAAGGCACAGCCCGGCACCATGGTCCGGGGCAGGGACACCGGCCATGGATGCGGCCGGGAAAATGATGACGGCCAGGAGTACCAACCCCAGCCAACCGAAGAGTGTTGCAAAACTGAATTTCATGACTACCTCCAAAAGTTAAAGTAATGGTAAAAGCGGCTTAAACGAAGTAGATCCCCCGAGCTTCCAGGGCATCCTCGGCAGCCTCGGTAAGGCCGGTGATATTGTCCCTGGCGTAGGCGCCACCCCCGAGACCGATGATTGCTTCGACATCAGCAGCAGCGGCAGCGGCATCTTCGAGCAGCACGGCGACTGCGGTCCGCGATCCATCGTCGGCATCGCCTATAAGAGAGCGCTTGAATTTACGGCCGACGGTAATCCGGCCAACGATTGTGCCGGCCTTGAGATCGTTGCCGGCGGCGATGGTCACCTTCTTGCGGACCGGGTTTCCGGAAGCAATGAGGGCCAGTTGTAACAGTTCATATTCAGTCATCGATCAAAATCTCCCTGGGGGGACTCCCCTGTTATTTTGTCGGCATCACGTAGGACACCATTTCCTCGGCCAACTTCTCATCGGCAGCAAAATCGGCGCTTTTCTTGTCGTCTTCCTTCTTCGGATTAACCATCTCCTTGAAGAGCGGGTGGGCGGCAAAATCCGAGATGAAGGTGCGGAACCAATCACCGGGGCTTTCCTTCTTGCCGGCAGAGAATTCATAATCGCCACCCTGCTCATCCAGGGCAGCCATGAAATCCACCAGACCTTTTTCCTTCCAGGCCGGGAGGATCTTGCCGTCCTTGATCCCCTGGTCGACGAAGGAAACAATATCCGCTTTCTTCGCCTGCTTCTGTGCCGCGGAGAAGTCGGCTTCGCCCTTTTCGGCCTTGGACTTGAAATCGTTCCGCTCTGTTACCAGCTTCGCGTTCTCGTCCTTTACTGTCTTGAGTTCATCTTCCAACTGCTTTAAACGTGCATCCATAGAATTTACCCCCTCGCTGTAGTCGTAATCGTTGGCTTCAATGTCCGCTGAGAACTGAATATCTTTAAGCCCGGCAATGGCCGGTGGCGCTGCGCCGAGAAATGCCACATGGCCGAGCGTTCCATCCTGGTGAATTCTGACGGACCGCTTCTTGTAATGGCCGTCTTGAACCCACTTTGAAAACTCGGGAGTTACCTGCTTAAATTTCGCCAGGAGCACCTCACCCACCCGTTTCAACCCATCGACCCAGCCGTAAGCAGGAGCGTTGTCGCCTTTCGGATGGCCGATGACGATCGGCGCCTCGAAGTCGGCAGGATTGTAAGAGCTGACCATCTTGTCCAGGTCGGCTTTTGTCCAGGTCCGGGTGCGGCCCTGGCTGTCGGTATTGGTGCCTGCCTTGAAAACCTCTACCCATCCGTCCATGGTTATTCCTCCTTTTACCTACGGTGCATTGCACCGTACCTTATCCCCTCGGGTCACTTCTATTTGAAGCAGTTCAATTTTTATCAGCGGGCTGTTTCAGAACCGTCTTTAAACCCTCTTTAAATTTCCTCACAATCGATTCATCCGGTCCAGGTCGGGGGTGTATACCCCGGAACAAACGTCGGGCAAATTTGGGGCCTGAAATCAGTAAAATCAAAAGTCTGAATGGAAAAGAATTTAAGCCCATCTTTTAAAGTGAAAATCTCCAATCGATCGCAGTCACCGCCAAGGATCAACATCAGCGGAATCGGTGCACGTGCTGCAGCATCTGCAGCTATGTTTTTCAAGCACGACACATCGAGATCCGAGGGAAAAGCAGGGCCACTTGGATGTGTATGCCAATCACCGAGATAGGTAAGCCTGCCATCGAATGCGTCGTAGAACAGACCAATTTGCTCAGCCTGCCAATTTGCGTCAGGCTCGAACCTGACAGGTGAATGTACGGCAGCAGGTCCAGGACCGATAATATGGGTGACGACCGCTTCATGTTCTGCCGACCAGTAGCCTAAAAGATTCCCGCCGGTTTCCTTGGGATACGATCTCCTCCCTTCAGTAACCAGCGCCGAAAGGGCTTTTTTATCGAGCCAGCACTTCATAAGGCGCCACCGCTTATGAATGCCGCTGCTGCCGTCTCTATTCTCCCGATCCCGCCGCCGCTAACCTTCATGAACTCGCGCTTCGGCATGTTGATCGTGTACCCGGCCGAACTGTATTTTCTCTCGGCGGCGCGCTTGTGGCTGCTCTTGGCGAAGACGGCCAGGTTCGCCTTCAGACCTTCGGTCCCCTGGCGCAGCAGGTTCCCCTTGGCATCGGTCCGGAGGCGCACCGAGGATTCAAAAGGTTTACGGGTAATCGGCCCGCCGAAGTTGTGAATGGCGGCGTAGATCTTGTTGGTGAATACTCCGGAAGCGTTGCCGGCGACAAACTCCTGGATGGAGTTGACCAGCTGGGCCGATTCGATCAGGGTCTGGCCGCCGTGCTTCTTGACCCGCTCCGACTCCGGCCACTCGGGATCCCGGCCGCCGGCGGCGAAGTTCTCTTCCACCTCGTCGTGCATGATCCCGGCAATATCCAGCTGCAGCGGATGAATGTTGCGGCCGCGAGCGATCATTTCGCCGATGATGCGCCTGGCATTTTCGAGTCCCTGGAGAGATATTTTGATCCGATCAGCCATTACCAGAGGCTCCTTATGGCCGGGTCGTATTTGGCCAGCTGCGGCTGCCAGCGATCCAGGCCGGGGTTGCTGCTCCAGCCGAGATCCGGGGAGACGGTGTATTTCTTGCCGAGATCATCGATGCCCTGGTAAACGGCAACGCGGCCGGTTTCGCCGTTCGTTCCCGGAATGAGGACATCGTTGAAGGACAGCCCTTTATCCTGCACCCAGACCCCTTCACCGTTCTTAACCATGTTGACGGCCTGGTCTTGGGTCAGAGCCCGGACCCGACAGCGGCAGCGCCAGCCATTGGGCGGGTAAAAATAGCGCCAGAAGGGGGAGTCGATCGGGGCGATAGTGCCGTGCAGCGCCCGGTGACTCGGCCGAGTCTTGCTGTCCAGTACCGAGACATACATGAGCATCGGCCGGGCGGCCTTGTTCTCCCACTGACTCTGCCAGCGGCCGGCCTGATACGAGGTCTGCAGGTTGGCTTCGTAGATGGTCCGGAGGCGGTAGGGTGAGCCGAGAGTGACATTGCGTAGCTCGCCGGTGGCCTCGTTGAGCACTTCCTGCCGGCCCCACCAGCCGAGCTTCTGGAGCTCCGGAGTGAGTTGCTTCTGGAACGTCTGAAACGTCTCGCCCTTATTGAGGCTTTGCACCAGCGCATCACGAATGCTCTGCAGCACGTCCAGGCTCGTTGCCTTGGCCACAGTGAATTCGCGGGCATGGGCGCCGTCGAGCATCTCGTGCCAGTCAAAGCTGATCTTGAACCCCTTGAGCTGCAGGTATTCGATCGCCTTCTCCGGAGTGAGCCCGAACAGGTATGCGAGGTCGAGATCGTTCATCTACTCCTCATCACCGGCAGAAACCCGGCCGATCGCTTCGGCAATAAACATCAGGTTGCCGAGGAGCTTGTCCATGTTTGCCGTGTCCATGTCCGGGAAGGCGGTCATCAGCGCCGCCATGGCTTCGTCGGGATTGCCGCTCTCCTGCAGTCCCTTGATGACCGGCTGCAACACCGGGCTCATCTGCTGCTGCATCATTTCGGGGGTGACCAGGCTGCAGAGGGTGTCGATCAGCTGCTGATCAGGGAAAGCAGGATCAAGGTGCGAGGTGCGAGGTGCGAGGTGTGCAGCGAATTCGGCCGCTGTTTTCCTCGTTCCTTTATCCTCGTTCCCCGTTCCTGTTTTTTCCTCCTTCAGGTCAAAATCGGCTTCATCAAATCCGTATGTCTTGACGTAGTGCGACTTCCTGAACTCGACGCCGCCGTCCGACAAACTCTTGTCCCGCTCTGCAAACTCCTTTTTCGGGTCGCTTTCCTCGAACCAGACGAACTTCGGCGCGGGGATTTCCGGAGCGTTCACCAGCATATAAAGCCAGGCAATCTCCTCCATGGTTTTCTTGACCAGGGTCTGGTCCGCCAGGCGAACATCATCCAAAACATCGGCATGCACCTCCCCCTGGGCGCGGCTGCCGCCCTGGGCGCTTACCTCGGCGGTGAGAGTCTGGCACATGATCACCTTGGACATCTCGGCATTCATCTCGTGCACCAGGCCGGAGTGGATGTTGCCGTCGGATCCTCCCTTGCCGGTCTCGATCAGCTCCACCGCTCCGCCCTGGGCTATGACGGCCACGGCATCGCGCACCATGCGGGTCAGGTTGGAGAGCATCTCCTGCTTTTCCGGCTGGGTAGCCCCTACGCGGTGCTTGCCGATCAAGAACGGGATCCCGTATTTCTCGGCCAAGACAGACCAGAACTTAATGCCGCCTTTTTTGAACGCTACCGGCCAGAAACAGCGGGAGAGCAGTCGCAGGCCGAAGGGATTGTCGTAGGTGGGGAAGTGTCGGCAGAGAACGAACTTGCCGAAGGGGAGTTCCGTGCCGTCCCAGGCGTTCTGCTGACTTACGAAGCGAGGCTCGTTGTACTCGTTGAAGCTGAACCAGCGGGACGGCTTTGCCTCCAGATCCTTGATAGCGAGGCGGCTCTTGTCCGCTGCAGGCTCCCACTTGATCTCCACCGGGGTATTGCCGTAGAGCGGCGCATCGAGCAGGGCAGAAACAAGATTGTAGAGGTCCACGTTCTCCAGATCGGCGGCAAGGTTGTCGCGCAGCTGAACGGCCCGACGGGACGCTTTTTTCTCGCCCGGCGCGAGCCCCGCATCGAAACGGAACTCCTTCTTGAGCGTACCGAGTTTGCGTTGCTGGGTAATACCGATCAGGTGGCCGTCGGCAAGCAAGCTCTCCAGGATCTCGGAGCCGTCGCCAAGCTTGCGGAGGATCGGATCCGGATCAGGGAGCAGTCCCATAAAACCGGACCAGTCATAGGCCGCCTGCCGAGTGGCGATTTCTTCCTGAAGGCGATCGCGATCGGGGGACTCGGAAAACTCTACATATTCGGTTGATGATACCCAGATACCTGCCATATGAAGTCCTTTAGTAGTTGCTCGCCATCTTGTAAGTCTCCCGGGGGGAGCCGGTGAGGATCGATGTATCTTCGACCGGTGTCGACCGGGCCTGAACGCAGAGAGCCTTTGCCCAGAAATGGTCGGCATGGCCGGTGGTCTCTTCCCGATCGGCGTCGAAGCGGAAGTTGCCGGTGCTAGTGGCGATCTTCTTTATAGTGTGGAGACTGTTGCGGATCTGCGTGTCTGCCGGGATCCGGTCTTTGCGGTCCTCGAAGCTCTTTCTGATGCCCGTGGCGAGTGCCTCTTTGCTCTTGGGCGTGAACGTAACCGGCTCAACCAGGTTCTCACCGAAGATCTCCAGGGCCTTCTCCGCGAGATCCATACCGATGCCCGTTTCGTCAATGCAGCAGCGGCGCATCTGCGGCAGCCGCAGCAGGGAGAAAAGCACCAGTCGCTGCACCCCGAACGGCTGTTTCTTGAGATCGATAACGGCCCTGGATCGGGCCAGGTCTCCGATAAGTTCGTCAAGCCAGATAATCGAGAGATCGCGTCGGCGAGCAACGTCGAATCCGGCATACAGCTCACCGGGAAAGAGGACATCTGCAAGGATCGAATCGCCAGCAGTAAACGGCGGCGGGTTCTCGTAGGACTTGTACTGCTCGTGATGATCAATAGCTGCATTGACAAGCTCCTCGGCCCAGAGCGGCATGGGATCCAGCTGGATATCTTCGACACCTTCAATCAGGTCGTATGGCAGCCAGGCTGTTGTTTCGTCCAGGAACTCGCAGAGATACTCCTGATGCCAGGCTTCGTCATCGGCCAGGGCCAGGCGCAAGTCCTCCGGCTCGATCTGGCCGCCGTCCTCGTCCATAAGGACAAGCCCCATCTCGACGGCGTCATTAATGTCGACCTTGTGTTTCGACCAGCCGCCGCGCTCGCCCTTAACTTCGTGCTCGAGACCGAAAAACGTCTGCAGGGTTTTGGCTGTCCAGAGCTCGTAGAACTTGTTTTTCTTCCCCATGGGTGTGGAAATGATCCGGATCATGTAGCCGCGGGTTACGGTCGGGAAGAGGGCTTTCCAGATGGCCCGGCTGTCCTTGTGGAAGGCGAACTCATCGAGGAGGATATGGGCGGAGTGACCACGGGCGGTGGCCGGATTTGCCGGCAGGCCGATGATACGGCTGCCGTTCGGGAAGACGATCTCCAGCTGTTTGTATTCGGAGTCGCCTTCCTTGAACGTCCCTTCAAGCTCGACAACCGCGAGGCCGATCGCACGGGCGTGCATAGCGGCGGTGGCCATCAATTCGCGGGACTGGCGCTCGCCGGCAGAGAGGAATACCCATTTGGTCTTGCGCTCGTAGCAGTCGATGACCGCTTCCAGGGAAGTGCCGAAAGACTTACCCGCCTGGCGGGACATCATGCCGATCTTGAACCGGCTGCGGTCCTCGATCCAGCGCTTCTGGTATTCGGTGAGCTTGATCAGCGGCTCAACACCGTGATCGTCAAGCTTGAGATCCCGATGGCCGGTGTCGGAGGTCGGGATATTGGTCGGCACTGCAGCCGCCTCGATCGCCAAGGCCGCGACCGGCAGGATCGTATTCAGGAGGAAGCAGAAGACGAGCGCCAGGAGCGTTATGCGCCAGTGATTACGCCAGGCCATAAATCACCTTTTTGATGTAGCTGAGGGTTTCCGGCTTGAGCTGCATGGTGTCGGACTGCTTTTCGACTTCGATTGCCGCATCCTCTAGGGCTTTTTTCCGGATCTCGACCACTGTCTTGTTGTTCCGAAACGCCGCGGTCTCCAGGCGACCCAGGGACAGGGTGAGCATGTTTACCCGCTCGATGGCGGCATCGATTGCGGCGCCGTCTTCAACGTCAATGGTCTGGATCTGACCCATCAGATCGTAAATGCCGGTCTGCAGCGCCTGGTTGAGCGCCATCCCCATTTCCGACTGGCTACGGGCATCGCCCAGAAGCTGTGATGTTATCTCTCTTGATCGGCGCAGGCGGGAGCCGACATCCTCCATGGAAACCAGCTGACTCTGCCGGGCGGCTTTGCGGGCATCCTGCCACTCGGTACCGGCGCGCTTTTTCCATTGGCGGAGGGAGTTCTCGGACACGCCGATCTGCTCAGAGATTGCCGGGATCTCATTGCCCTCGGCAAAGAGGCGGATGGCGTCCAACTCCAATTCCTGGCGTTTGCCCATGATCAGTTCCTCGGCCCTGGGCGCTTGACGCCCGGCACGGTGGCGTTGCCGGCAGCGACATCGGCTCCGCGCTGGGTGATAGTGGCTACCATGCAGCCGGCTACATCCTTTATCTCAAGTAGCTGCTGATCCTGAAGCCAGGAGAGTTCGGTCTTAACGCGATCGCGGCTGACCTGGTGGCCGAACTCGGCGAGGATGCTGTGGAGGATGCTCTCGTTGTGGCTGTAGCCGAGATCCTCGGCCAGCGCCCGGAGGATGACCAGGCGGATATCGGATGTGACCAGCTCGGCGAATTTCCCGCTCATTACTTCCCTCCGTTAAGTAGGAATTCATTCATCATTTCCGTGATGTGCGTTATGCCGGGCATGGCCCCGGCAATGCCCTTGATGTCGGCCTTGAGGTCGGAGACCTGCGCCGAGACCTTATTAATCTTTTCGTGCAGCTTTTCGATATCGGCGTTTTTCGGCAGGTGTTTAAGGTCGGTTTCAACGGTGTTTAACAGCTCTTTATGCTGCTGCAGTCGATCGTTATGGCCGTTCATCCGGTTCACCATGTCCGTGTGGCCGGTGCAGGCGGTGGGGACGTTGGCCAGTTTTCTTTCCATGCCCTCGAGACGGCGGTTCTGTTCTTCGATCTGCTCCTTGGCGGCCTTCTTGCGCATGGAGATCAGCCCACCGATCAGCATGGCCGTGTTGAATAGGCCGAGCATCAGGTTGAGATAAAATTGATATTTGGCAAAGTCTGTCACAAAGCCCCCCAGTGGATTAAAAGTTCATATTGATGCTGGCAACCGACGCACCTGGTGCAACCTGGCATTGCCTTTCGTCTCGCCTCCGGGATCTCCCCTTCGCAGTCTTCGCATTTGGTGGCGGTAGCGTTCAGCGAGTTACGGATACCGCGGTTAAAGTGCTCCTGGATGGCCTGCTGCCGGAATAGTTCGTCATTCGCCTGTGCGCGATCGATCTCATCAGCCATTGAGCGTGCTCCGGAGCAGGTTATGCAGTCCCGATGGGTGGACTTGCCAGGGCTTGACCCCTCCCCAGAGCAGACCGCCTTCCTGAAGGGCCGCGCAGACGATCTCGCTGCAGAACCAGCGGTTCTTGCTCTCGCGGATCGCCGGGACCAGGAAGCGAAAAACGCCGGGGTAATCGTATCCGCACTTTCTTTCATCCAGGCAGAACGCCTCGCTCTTCCTCATCTGCTCGCGAGTGAACTCCAGCTCGATGAAATCCCACTTGCCCTCATCGAAGGCGACCTTCTTGAACCGGGTACCGCCGTCCTGGATGGAGGCGCTGTAGCACCAGCCGTCCGGGAATACCAGCTCGCAGTGAGAGTAAGGGCCTTTGGTGACCTTGCGAATCAGGGCGTCAAACAGGCCGGCAATGCCGGGGCGGCCGGTGTACTTGTAGAAAGCGACTTTCATGCTCATAGTCCGCAGAACCTCCTGTAATCGTCAGGGTAGGCAAGGAGCCTTGACACACTGGTCTCGGCCGGTACCGCGCCATAAGCCAGGCGCAAGTACTCCTGCTCGATCTGGTAAAGCGACGGGCCGACCCGGTGATTCTCGGAGATGATGTAGGCGGCGAACTGCACGGCATTCATGCCGAGCTTCTGGCCGAAACCGGTCATGTATGCTGTGGCGGTCTTACCGTCCTTCATAAAGGTGATATCGCCCTCGCCGGCATCGATGGCGATCGCGGCCTGGTAGTTCTCCTCATAGACGGCAGCGACACCGCTGTTCTTTGTAGCTTTCTCCAGGGCGATGGCGCGGATATCCTGAATGTCGGCGATGATCTTCGCCTTCAGTCCGGGACACGCTGCGAGCACTGCAGCATCGGTGGCGGTACCGCCGTCATCGTCCCAGAGCTCCGTTCGCTTGACCGGGTCAACGCCGTAAAGGTCGAAATCGACGGGCTTATAGAGCAGCTTCTTAACCGTGGCCGGGTAGACCGGTACCGGGCCGGGATTGAGGGCGGACTCTTGCTTGCCGACTCCCTGGACCAGGATGAATTGCGGCGAGATCTGGTCGCGGACGATGATCGTGTAGCCGGCGTAACACTCCTCACAGGAAGCGAGGCACAACAGGATGATGGCTAACAGGATGCGGTTCATATCTCCCTCACGGAAATGGGCAGCGCGGTGCGCCGCTCGGAATGATCGGCTGGCAGCCGTTGGTCGTGTAGTACATGGACTCGGGATCGGTCGGCCGGTAACAAGGCGTCAGAGGGCGGCTGTTGGCGATGGACCGGCTGATGAACAGGAACGCGAAGCTGACAACCAGGATGGCGACGCAGATCAGGGCGGTTTTCATTTGATCGTCACCGTCCCTGTGAAAGTCATGGTGTTGTCGCAAGCCACGCTGTAGATGACGGTGCCGGTGGAGCTGAGCATCTTGAACGCCGGGGCAGAGTCACTGGTAATGCACTGGCGCACCATGGTGCCATTGCTATCAACCCACTCCTTGGCATTACCGAGCCGGTCCTTGACGCCGATTTTCGCGTCGGTGGCCTGTTCGGTCGGTCCCTGCTGGACCCAGGCGACGGCGCCGTCGGTGGCGTCATCGAGCGCACCCAGGACGGCGGACTGAGTTACGGAGGCCGAGGGACCGGGAGGCCCCTGCGGGCCTTGAGGCCCCACCAGGTCAATGTATGTCCCCCATGCACCGGCCGCTTTCGGTCCGTAAAGGTGGGCATTGGCGGTGTCGAGATAGAAGTCGCCATCGACGCCGAGGCCGCCCCCCGGTGCCCCGAAGCCGTTAAGGACGGTTTTGCCGTCTAAGCCGTTAGTCCCGGCCGGGCCGGTTGCTCCAGTTGCGCCGGTTGGTCCGGCTGCGCCGTCGCGGCCATCGTAGACGTTGACGCAGGCGATCGGGATCTCGGGCTTATTGAGGATCTCGGCCACGGAGCCGGAGGCGGTCCAGTCGGCATTGACCTGGGCAGAACCGGTGCCAGCATCGGCCCAGGTGGTGTCGTAATCGGCAGTGCTGGCCTTGACCAGGGCCTGGCCGGTGGTGCCGCCTGGAGGTACGCCGCCACCTTCAGTGGCCGTGCCGGTACCAGGGATACCCTGCGGACCGGGAACGGCGATCTCGACGGTTTCGGTGCCGGTGACGTTGACTTCGGCCGTGACGGTGACAACCTCGGGAGTGACGGTTGTGGAGATCGGCTGGACAGTGACCTCCTGACTCGGGCCGTTAACAGTTACGGATACCGTTTCAGCGACGGCGGACGACGCGTGCGCCGCCCCAACGAGAATGATGGCAAAGAGGAGGCGCTTCATGGCCGGGTCACCGTATCAACAATCCGGATAGTCCCCTTCATGCGGTACTTGATCTTACCGTCGGCGCCGGTCTCCATCAGGTCGTATGTGCCGGCCGAATTGGTATTGCCGCGGGTGGTGGCGTGGGTGAGCCATTAGCGCGTCTGCCCGGTGGCGGCGTTGACGACCGTCGAGGAGAAGTTTAAGAAAGGTGCTGTTGCGCCAGTCTTTTTCGCCTGCAGTTTGTAGCTGCGGCCGGTGAGGTTTTCCGGGACGCCATCAGTCTTGAAGATCAGGTTGAGCTCATAGTCCTGGTTGGCGTAGATGAGGATATCGAAGTTGCCGACCGGGTCGAGGGCGAAGGCGCGGCCGGCCAGGAGACAGAGCGCCAGCACGACCAGGATAGCCACGACCTTGCGGGCGCGGTAGGCGATGACGAGCCAGAGGCAGGTGAGAAGCTTGGAGAGCCTGGTCATGATCACCACCTGTATTCCGCGCCGAACTGGAGCTTGGCGCTGCCGTCGGTGGAGAGGTCGCCGTTAGTGGACAGATAGACGTCCTTGAGTCGAAGGAAGTCCCATTTACCGTACACGTCGCCGCAGTAGGGCGAGTCATGACTCGCCCCTACACAAAGGCCGTACCTGATGCCGAGGGCGGCGTCGTTCCGGAACTGGAACCAGGGACTTTCCTTTTCCCGCGCCATGATCTGCGACTCTCCGGAGACCATGTCGGTAACGCTGACCTCCTCATAGCCATTGTCTGACTCGGGAAGATCGCCGGTGGCGGTTATCCGTAGATCAGCGGCCGGCTGAGTGCCCTCCGGAGAGGGGGAGGTCACCTCCGTCGGCGTTATTGTCGAATTTTTATCGGCAGCCAGCGCACCGGCGATGTCGCCACCCTGGAGCCAGTCGAGATCCAGCTTCTTGGCGATCGCCTTTTTGTCCAGGACGACAATGCCGCTCTCCGGACAGGCGACCCGGACGCGGTCAATGCCGGCGGTGCCGCGGATCATCGGAACCGGGTGGAACTGGTTCTGGGTGATGATCCGGTATTGAGGCATGAAGTACTGCCAGGCGGAGGAGGCAACCGCGAGGACCAGGAGCACCAGGAGAATGGTTCTTTTCCAGTCGACCTGCTTCGGGTCGGTGGTGAACCAGTCGCGCCAGTTCATGTCAGGTAGCAGGCGTTTCAACATTGTCGCCTCCTTTGACGGCCTTGTAGGCTGCAATGCCTTTATCCGCAATCAGACCGCCGGTGAAGGTGGCCACGAGAGCCAGGATGAGATAGAGAAGTGAATCCGGAACCACCGGGAGCTTCTTTGTGACGACCGTAATGACGACCAGCAGCAGCAAGACGGTGAGCACTACCAGCATTAGGCAGACGCGCTTAGTGCTCCCCTGCTTATCGTTCGGGTCAGCCAGGACTCCACCGATCCAGGCGAAAAACGCCGGGAGCCAGGCCATGCTGCCCCGCTTGATAGCCATGATGACGATCAGCAGCAGAAACAGGCTGGACAGTGCCAAGAGCGAAAATGCGGTGAAATCATTCATGAGTCCCTCCATGCGCCGTAGCGCGGGTATTTAAGCCACTCCGAGAAGAGCGACGGCTTTTGCGTAGAGTTCCTTGCGTTCGGCGAGGCCGTTGAGCCCGCCGTTGACGAGCTTGGTGCAGGCAACAACGTCGCGCTTGTCGGCAGATGGGTTGATGTTCCTGCTGTCCCAGTACAGGCAGGCGGAGAGAATCCCTCCTTCAGGAGTGAGGATGTACTCCAGCGCCTCTTCGAGCGTCTTGCCGACAGCCCTGGCAAAGTCCATCAAGTTGCCCTTACCGGTGGTCTGCAGGGGGCCATGGCCGCGGAACTTGTAACCGTCGCCAGACTCCTCGGGGCCGTTGCCGTTCCTGTTGGCGTAGCAGTTGTTGCCGATGGCCTCGGGGTTGCGTGCCAGCTTCAGGGCGAGAGCGTTGGGCACCTTGGGTTTTGCCTTGGAATCGACGGCGTAACGGTTTGGCCAGGTGTCGGCCAGGGCCTGGGCGGAGTAGTTGAGGTTTTCGATCATCTTGGTGAAACCCTGGCTCTCGGTGCCGGTCTGGGCAAGGAACATCGCGAGACGCACGGGATCGATGCCGTGTTGCGGGCAAATGGTAACAATGGCGGCCGCCCATTCGTCGGGGCGTTTGTTGCCGGGAAAGAGCAGGCTGAATTGATGGGAAGTGATCATAAAGCCTCCGGATTAAATGAGTGTTGGTCGCTCCAGGGAGACGAGTCCTGGAGCGACCGGGCAAAGGAGAAAACAATGACAGGTCGGAATTTACCGGCTAAAGGCGGGAATAAATACTTGAAGCGGTTCAAATAAAAAAAGCCCCTGAACCGTGATGGTCAGGGGCTTTATATTTCCTTTGGAGTCGGGCTCCTTGTTCAAATTCGGCTTATCTCACAGGATCGGAAGGGGTGTCAAGTGTTTGTTCGAAGAGGTCCGGCTGGCGGCGTTTGAACTCCTCTGCTTCCACTGCGGCAATAATATTGTAAATCTGGCGCTCGGAGAGATCGAACTCGTGTGCCAGCTGAGCGTGATTGGTCCCGTTGAAACGCCGGTAGATACGGCGATGCAGCTCGGAAACGTGCCAAAGGTGCCCCTGGCCGATATAGATGGCGGTGCCCTTCGCGTGCGTCTGGATGACCCCTATGGCGAAGTTGGCGCGAGTCTTGGCGGCGTCGGGAGTGTCCTGGAACTCGGCCACGTAACCCTCGGCAATCGCAGCGGCGAACTGCTCCAGCACTTCGGTGAACTTGCCCCTCTTGGTGGTATCCACCCGGCGTGTTTTACGCGACATTCTGAACCTCCCTCTCCAGCCAGTCTTTAAGCGCCTTCTTGACGACGGTTACCTGCCGATCGTTGAGCCAATCCAGGGCGTCGACTTTGGTCATCCGCTTCACGAACTTGCAGAGCGCTTTCTCGGACGGATCTTTGACTTTGCCCGCCTGGTGCAGTTGGATCCACATGGCGCGCAACATAACGCTCTGCGGATCGTCGGCGAGGCGGCGGGTTTTAACCCCTCCCGACCTCCCCTTGTCAGGGGAGGAGAAGGCCTTCCGACCGGGCTGATCCTCCCAGCCCAGCTCCTTGAACCGCTTGATGACGAGCTGCCGCTCCTTCCAGTCGAGATCGCCGGAGGAAGTGGTGCGCTTGTTGCTCACCTCCAGGATGATCGCCTCGTAACTCTCCTGGTTGAAGCTGGGCTTGTTATCGCCGGCCCATTTCTTGGCGATATGGATCTTGGCCAGCTCCTGGGTACGGAACTTGTCGGGGCCGATTTTGCGGGCTGGTTTCTTTGAGGCTGTTTTAGCCATGGTTTAAGTCCTAGTTAAGATGTGCTCTGGATATATGCACTCGTCATTTTTAAAATCTAAATATTCACATTTACCGGTAGGAGCGCCTCCGAAGCCGGTAGCGACGTAGAAGCAGCAACCGAAAACAGGGGCCGCAATAGGACAGTCTGGATACTGCATGGCTACAACTGCGTGATTCGACTGATCTTCATTCTTTTTGAATTTGGCTGGGTCAAGTTTCATGACGTTAAATGCTCCAGTTAAAGTCCGTTACGTCCGCCCCTTTAAGGTCGACCACCTTGACGATCCGGAGGCGGTAGGTGGCGGGGAGGTTGACGAGCGGGAGGCCGTTGATCGGCTCCATGCTGACGATGGCGACGTGCCAGGCCTGTTCTGTGGCGTCGTAGCGTACGGCGCCGTAGTAGTTGCCCTGGACCTGGAGCGGGGCGCTGTCGTCGGTGTAGATCCAGGCGTCCAGGCCGTGGACCGGGGGGGCGCTGGTTACGACCAGCTTGGCGGCCTGCTTTTCTGCATGGAAGTACCCCCCCCCCCTCGATTTCCGGCAATCTCAGCTGATACCAGCCGCTTTCGTCGATTCTATCTACGTTCTCAGCCATCATAAAAACCTCTTGATTCCTTCCAGGTACTGCTCCCTGGTTATCAATTCCAGCTGCTCTTCCGGCGATGATTCATGCCGCTTCATGTCTTTCGGTGCCGATAGCGTATGGCGGAACTCGGTCCCGCCATCGCGTGTCTTTCTCGTTTCGGTTTTCAGGTAGCAGATCCGGTGCGCCTTCTGCTCGGCCAACTCCCTGGAGAGCCCGCCAAGGTACTCCATGATCGCGGCTCGCTCCTGGTAGCCGCAGTCGTCAATAGGCATCGCTGGGGATCATCCCTCCCGGATATTCCGCGTCCAGGGCTGCGTGGACCATGCCGGGGATACCGGCCATGAAGGCCCGGTCTTTCCGGTGGGCCTCCCGGATCTGCGCGGCCGTTTTCTCGGGGATGCCGCGCTTGCCGGCTTCATAGTCCTCGTAGGTGCGGCGGCTCTTGATGCCCAGCACGAGACGCATGTGCCGCGGCTTCAGGTTCATTTCTTCCCGAAGGCGGATCAATTCGGCGGCGCTCATGTGCGTGCGTTTTTGCCGCTTGTTTGGTTTTATTGACTGTTTTTGCACGCGGTTTCCTTTACAGCCGGCTTTCTATCGTGACGATTTCCATTTTGCCGGGTATGACTAGCGATTCCTCACCGGCCCAGATCAGCCGGTGCTCCGACTCTTGCCTCTTCCAGGCGAAGCCGCAGCCAGGACACTGAAATTGACCGGGCGGCAGGTCACCATGAATCAACGTCCGGGTGAATTCGTCAAAGGGTGCCGTGTGTCCGCATTTACAGGTGATTTGCATGTGTCTCTCCGTTAATCCGTAAACCCTTCCTCTATCTCTTTCTTTTCTTTTGATAGCCGAGTTCTGAGTAATTCTATTGCAGCCAGCTTTGCATGTGGTGACCGGCACGAGCCAAACTCCGAGTAGAAACAGGGGTAATCTCCATCAGGCGGCATTAATTCGCACCGTGCGTATTTACAGGCGGTCACACCCACACAATCAAAATTGATGTCGAATTTGCCCTCATAGATGGTAGCGCAGGCATTTGCGGTTTTAGTGGCTTGTTTCGCAGGCATTGCACTCCTCCCCCTTTAAAGACGATAGGCGGTTTAAGCCGCATTTTTTACACACCTGAAAATCGTACAGCCACAACTCTCCATTTTCGTAACACTCAGGACAGCATTCCCATTTCTCCAACATACACACCTCTAAAAACTGTTTTGCTTGACCGCTCAAGGGAGATCCGGAAGCGTTCCGGATCTCGATCAACGTTCTAGCTAACCGTTTGCTCTATTCTGCCTTCTTGAAGCTGCGGCCTGCTTATTGTTGCTCCTGTTGCGCTTTTTCAGCCGTTCTGCGCGGCGGCATAAGGCAGCAAAGCGGCTCAATTTTCCGCCGGATGTGAGGCTGACGGTTGCCTCCGATCTGCCCGCCAGCTTCCTGTTTGCCGCAAGTGACAGATGGGGCGGGATTGGCTTGTAGCTGGCCGGCATGGCGGCTCCTTGGGCCAGTCTTACTAAGTGTCCGGTATCTGCGTTCATCGTGCTACCTCCTTGGGTTTATGTCCTGGGAAAGGCTTTTGTCCGTTCCCTTTGGCGTTGCAGCCGCGGCAGTGGCCGCCGTTGTCATCGAGCTTGGCGAGCCGGTACTCGCAGGTGGTGCAGCTGGGGGCGTTGTCAACTGCTCTGCACATCGGTCACCCCCTCCAGCTGGCGCTCGTGCGCCCACTGATCAAGCAGGACCTGCAGCGCAGTCGGATCTTTGCAGGGCTCCAGGCGCTTGGTCTTGACGCGGCGGGTAGCGCAGGATTCGGTGATGTAACCGACAATCCAGTCCTCGCCGAGACCCTGGACGACGCCGATCTCGACCCGGCCGTCATTCGATGTGTTGTAGTGGTAGCGCTTGCCGAAGTAGCGGGCGCGACGGACGGCGCGGCCGTGCTCTCTCATTTCGAGGGCGTTCATGCGGCCTCCTCAAGCTCGTTATCAGAGCCAGCGGACTCTGACAGGATGGCGCTGATGATCTTGTCGACGTCGGAATCGGTGGCCTTGATCAGGATTTCATCGCCGGTACCCTGGACAGTGACTCCAATCTTTTTGAGGGTCGTTACATCCAGCTCGCCCAGGGCTTTCTTGATGATCTTTTCAACGGTCTTGATCAGCAAATCGTGCTGGGCAGCCGGGAGGTGCTTGCGGATCAGGCGGATGACGGTGGCTTCGTCCTCGTAGTCGAGACCGCCCTTGCCCTTCCGGAGACCGACACTGATGCCGCTGATGACGATGGAGCGGGGCTTGACAAAAAGGTTGCGACTGGAGTCGATAACCGCCTCCAGGGCGCTCTTGGCGTTGGCGGTTTCGCCGGCCAGCGTCTTGATCTCCTCCAGGTGTTTGCGCTTCAGCTCCTCGATTTCGGTATTGAGCAGCTCGACCTTGAGGATCAGGAGCCCTCGCTTGTCCGCGTATGCTTTGGTAGCTACTTCGATTTCAGCCAGTGATGCCATTGGTGTTTGCCTCCTCTTTTATGATGTCCAGCAGGGTTCCTATAGTGTTGATGGCGGCGGTGGGCATTTGCTCCAGGTTGCGGGCGCGCTCGATGATCTGCTCGATCTCGTCGAAGATCTGAACACTCCGGGTGTTAACGATAGAGCGGGTGTTCATCTTCAGGATGGCGGCGCGGTACCCGGCAACGGATTCGCGCAGCTCGGCGTTTTCAGTCTGCAGACTGGTGTTGCTCTTATGCAGTTCGACAAAATCGCACTCCAGATGGGCCATTATGCTATCCATCCGGCCCATCTCGTCGGCGACCGATGACAGAAAGGGGCTGTCAGATGCCCGCAAGCGGGCCATCATTACATTGAAATCGCTCATGCCCGCCCTCGCTTCAGGGAAACGATGCTGACTCCCCGGTTGCAGCTGGTGAGGGCGCCGGTGATGGTCAATTTGACCGCCAGGGCGGTGGCGCGATAGTCGGACATCTTGCGGGTGCGCTGCCATTTCTGGCGGTTGCGCAGGTACTTAAAGAAGCGTTTAAGCATGGTTAACCTCCTGTTGTTTGGCTTTGACTCGGCTCATATGGCCGAAGACGAGATTCTGATCGCATTTAAGATGGTCGGCGATGGCCTTGCCCGGTACGCCGAGAGCCCGCTGGGTAACGATGTACTCCTTTTCGGCGTCGGTGAGGACGCGCTTCGGCCGGAGCGGGTGAGCGGCGGTGTGGCAGGTGTCAGCGTCCTTTTTGGTGGCCGATCGGACGGTGAAGTCGTTCCAGGTGCGATTACCGCAGACGCGGCAGACACGGCCGGTCTCCCGGCCCTCAAGGTCGTTTTCGGGCCACATAAGGCCCTGTTTGCATTTCGGGCATTTCATGACTTACCCCCATTCTGTGGGCATTTGCGGCAGGCGCGGTAAAGCCGGGCCGTCTCGGGATTGGTGACTGATTCGTAGGGCTTGCGACGCTGCTGGGCACACCAGGAAAAAGAGACTTCGCCGCGGGCTGGGCAGTCAACGGTCGTCTTCCCTTGAACAAAAACCTTTTCTACCTGCTCCAGGATGATGTCAGGTTCGCCTTTATAGGTGCCTGAGAGCACTTGGCTGATGGCTGCAGGTGAGTAGCCGAGCATGTCGGCGACTTTTTTCTGGCTTCGTGCGAGGCATTCCTCCCGAAGCAGCTCCAGGAGATCGTGCTGGGTCATTCGGCACCTCCCGTGATGACGGCCCAGACAACCCGCTGCAGGTTGGGATCGTAGACTTGCTTGGTGCGCTGTACCTGGGGAGGTTGCGGGCCGGTCCACATGCCGTGCTTGAGTTTCCAGAGCTGCTTCTCTCCCTGTTTGCAGACTTTGGCCATAACCAGATAACCGGCCCGGTACAGGTGCGTGATGTAGTCCTTGGCATCCACCTCTTCAACGGTGTGCTCGGGAGTGGAGGCGTTGTAGGCCAGATCCTGCGTGGTGAAGTTCTTCAGGATCGGGATGATGTTCCACATATACTGGCGGCTCTTCCCCTGGATAACTTCGCTGCCGTCCTTGCGGACCCGCGGGGCATGATGCCCGGCGTCTTTAACGAGGGTATAGGTGGTGTTTTCGGCGAGACCCTTGCCCTTTGTTGCGACCAGATACCCGGCGTTAGCCAGCCCGGTCAGATATTCCCGGACGCTGGATTTTTCCAGGTTAACGTCGATATCCTTGAGGATAAAGACGGCCAGGGGACCGTTGACATGCTCGTTGATCCGGATCCACTCCCAGATCGCCTGGCGACATTCGTTCGGCTGCTGTTTGTCGATGGCTTTGCGACTCACGGCTGCCTCCGCGGCGGCGGTGCCTCGCCAGTGTAGAGCTCGCTTTTACCCCACTCTTTGAGGCCGATCGACTTGATACCGCGGCTGATGGCTTCCGACTTGGCGCGATCGAGGTTGACGCTGATCCGGCGCACTGAGCCGTGGGCCTTGTCGACTATGAGCTGGAGGAGGTCGTCTGAGATGGTGATGCCGTGGGCGTAGTATTTGGCCAGTTCCTGGGCGTCTTCGATGTTGGCGGCCGGTGCCGGCTGCCAGACCATGATGCGGCTATGGACCCGCTCCCATTTGGCAAGCTTGGCCGGCAGGCGCTCTTCGCCGATCAGGAGAATGGGAGCGTCGGCCTTGTCGTGGATGTCGCGGATGATCTCGACGGCACCCTTTTCGACCAGGTGATCCATCTCGTCGATGATGAGCGGCCGGCCGGAGTCGGAGAGCTCTCTGCAGA